CGGCTAACTTGGTCTTTCTGAACTTCAGTGGTAACAAGAGGGCTAATAAGCTCCTGTAATCCTTCACGGGTAGCTTTTGTTTTCTTCTTAACGCCTGACTCGTACAGCGCGTCCCCTGCCTTACCTAAGAACGTAGGTCTAGCCGCTGCTTTAAGAGGGGCACGTAACGGAGGAGGATTAATAAACTCCGCTACGTTGACAATACCTTCTATAGAAATAGCATCGTTAGGGTTTTCTTCCTTAAACTTCTGCCACATCTCCATAGCGCCAGCGCCAGCCGTGGCTAACTTACGCATAAAGCCGTCAATCACAGGATTACTAGCTAAACTGTCAACGGCTGATATTGCCTTTTCAGCAACAAACTTCTCTATAGTATTAGGAACAACATTTACTAAGAAACTTTTACCTGCCAATTTAATACCTTCACCAACGGCAGTTTTAAGTACATCGCCTCCGCCTTTAGTAAAAACATTGCCCGCCATCTGGCTTGTACTAATGTTGCCCAGAGCTTGTTGTTCTCTTTGTTGAATGTCTAAGGCTTTAAGGTCTTCTACGGATTGGCCTATAGCAGCACCGGCATCCGCAATAGAAGTACCCATATTAAGGTCAGGGACATACTCTCCAGAAGCTCGTCTCTCGCCAACCTCTCGTTCTTGTTGCATTCTCTGAAGCACAGGGGTTAGTTCATTTACCACCCCTACTTCATTAGCCTCAATAGCCTTTTTAATTGCACTTCTAAGTTCTACTTCGTTCATAAACACCTTACCTTATAAGACCTTGACTTCTTAAGAATGCTTCAGTTTCAGGAGTGTACGTTGGCTCTCCCGTTTCAACAGGAGCAGGGGCCGGAACAAAGGCTTCCGGTGTAGTCACGTACAACGAGTCGTACATCCCAGTGTTCATGCCTGAGCTTTCAATACCAGTTAAAGTATCTAAAGCACCGTTACTTCTGGTAATATAATCACTAGCATATTTATTTTCAATACGTATAATATTTCTAATGGTTTTCTCATCTAAAGAAATACCACTGGCTTCAGCAGCTACAATGTTAGCAATAAACGTTCTATCCGTATTCGAGATACCAGTGCCTGAACCAAGAGCTTTAATAAGAGGCAAGACCATCTTAGCTCTTTCAATCATGAAGGTCTGAGTAGCTTGCATAGTGTCTTCTACACTTTCAGGAACCAGCCCTAGAAATTTACCTACACGAGAAATCTCTAACAAAGAGTTAGCACCAAAGCCTGTGTATATACCTGCCTCTAAAGCTGCTAAACTTTCGTTATTAGTGTTAAGGATTTTTTGACCATCCTTAGCTAAACCGTGTAGTTCACCAAAGTTTTCAACAAGCGTTCCTGTTAGTTTATCAGCAATGTTTTGAGACTGGTTAAACACTTTACTAACTACAGGAGCAGGGGTTAGACCTAGAGTTACAGGAGACTCCCACTTACCTGAAGCTTCGTTGTAAACGTTAGCTGACTCGTCTACTCTACGGCTTTGTATTGAACCGTCTTCTGTTTTAAAAGCTTTAAGAGTAGCTTTCTTGCCCTCTAGCTGTTCCATAAACAACTCATCGGACATCGCATCAAACTGACCATTCCTAATCTGAGCAAGTAGCTTAGGACTAGCGTTCTTATTTTCAGCTACAGCTATTTTACCTTTACGACCCCCTTCGTTTACAGTCCGTCGTTCTTGTTCTTCGTAGATAGACTTAGCAGCATCTTCCGCAGAACCTCCCGATTGTAAAAGCTCTACAGTGCTTGTCAGACCTAACTTAGTAGCAGTGTTAATTAACCCCTGTGTTTGAGCAAGTCCTGCATTCTTCTGTTTATACATTTGAGATAACTGCTGTGCTTTCATTGGGTCAACTTTTTGTACAGTCTCTACATTTTTTTGTTGCTCTACTTTATCGTTAGTGTCTAAGTTAAGAGAGCTAAGTGCCGCGTTAGACTGTTGCTGTGGTGTGCGTGGGTCTTCACCTGCGGCCTGTAATAAACCGCCTGTCATTCTATTAGCAAACCCTTGCGCCCTTTGAGCCATACGGCCTTCTCTGTCTAACCCCTGCATAGGGTTTCTAGGTCTAGTGTCTAAACCTGTAAGCAAACCTGCGTAATCTTGTTGTGCCATTATATTAATATCCTATTTTAAAAGAGACCTAAGAAAGAATCTACGAGACCAGGAGCGCGTTCGCCAGTAATGGGGTTTACGTACCCAGTAGCGGCGGTAAGCATACCTTCTGTTTGAATCTGACGTAACTCATTGGCTTGCTTCTGTCCTTCCATGAAGCTCTCTAAGCCACCTGACGCACCTTGACCATACAAAGAACCTTGCTGTCGACGAGCTGCATCAGCATAGGAAGCAGGAACATTACCCGCACCGAATAAGTTAATAGCTTGCTGTTGTGGGTTATAACCCGCCCCTTGTAAGCCCTGCGCTCTTTGTAACATTTGAGCTTGTTCTTGCCCAAACTGACCTCGTGCCGCTAACTGAGAATTAAGCATAGCTTCTTGACGTGCTTTTTCAAAGCCAAATGTCTCAACGTTACCACCACCAAACATACCTTGTTGTACACCACCACGACCACTAGAGAACAAACCCTGTTGCATTGCCATGCGCTGACGTTCTTCTTCAGGTCGCTGTGCGGCTCTCATCTGTTCATAGATAGCCTGTGAGCCAGCAGCTACGTCATTACTAAGACCACCAAACATGTCCTGTGCTTGACCTAAGTACTGCTGCTGACGTGCTAGTTCCTCATCGGATAGGTTGAGGTTTAAGCCCCCATCAGCAGTAGTTGTTCCTGTAGCTAATCCGCTAGTGACAGTGTAGGGTCTAAACTCAGCCATTCCTGCGGCTTCGGTGCCTATCTCTCTGCCAGTTGCTAATCCTAGCTCGCCTGCTTCAATTGCGTCCTCAATGCCTTCCTTACCCGCATAGTAAGCGGCAGCACCTCCAAGTAAACCACTTCCAACCTGCTCAAGGGGACTTACTACGTGACCAGCGTTATGACTCATATTACAACCCTCCAATAATAAATGCTAGTAACTCAGTGTAACGTACACCAAGTCTTGTTTGTTCTACACCACTTTCATCTTCCCAAGTATTACTAACAAACAAACCGTAGTCGCCTGCGTCAAGACCTTCGGCTGTAAAGGCTGCCTGTACGTCCTGAGCGATAACACCAAAGTGATACCGAGCTTCACTGCCTTTCTTCTCTACTGCTGAGTTCCACTTGAACTTCCGTACCAAGCCTTTACAAGCCTGAGATACACGAGTTTCTGCTTCAGTTAGTTCCTCAATGCTTTGTTTCACATTGCGGTCAGAAGAAGTAGTAACAGCGTTTACTGAGAAGATGTCATCCCACTGTGCATTAGAGCGGCCTAAATCAACATTACCATTATTTTCACTGTTATCACTCATTTTATAAGGAGCAATGGCGACTACACCTGAACCGTTGAAGTATCTTAAAGATACGTCTCCGTTACCTATTGTTATGTCCTGTGGCCCACTCGATTGACTAACTCTTATAGCACCACATACAGTACCATCTTTTTTAAACTCAACAGCTACGCCATTAGCATCTTTATCTACAACTAGTGTGTCTGTAGTAGAAACACCAGTAACTGTGGAAGAGCCTAGAGTAGCTAAACCTGTAACTCCTAAAGTGTCTGTATCGACATCTCCTGTAACTTCAACACCTGTGTTTGTTGTCTCAAATTTCTTACCATTGTTAAAGTATAAATCAACTGAACCACCATTGGTAAACGCAGCATAAGCTTCGTCAATGTCTTGGTTCCCTATTAATAAAGAGTTAGCATTAAAAGCCATAGTTCGGTTGTTTTTGGATTGGAAGGTATTCACGTTATTACTTGATACGTGTGATATTTCCATGTCAACACCAGAACCAAACGACTGTTTAACATTGTCGTTGTTGCGCATGTTTTGCTTATTAACAGTAAGCACTTCACTGATGTTAAACTTTTCAGTAGCGTCAACTCGAAGACTTATGTTTGAATCAGCAGCAGCACCGGCAGTGTCTGTGTTAATTGTTAAAGTGCCTGCATCTACTTTCAGTTGAGCTGTAGTTGTAGCGTCAATAAACTCTACGCCTGCGCCTACATCTCCTGATTCAAACCTACCAACAACGTCCGTTGCCGCACTGAAAACGTGTAAAGGTTTAGCAGGAGAATCAATACCAACACCTATTTTAGAAGATGCAACAAACTGACCAGTAACTTTAGCACCGTTAGTAAGAGTCTCTACTTTCTTACCGTTATCGAAGTAAAGCTCTACAGCGTCATTTTCCGTAGCCTTTATCATTGTCTCGCTGTCAGCAGGGTTTTTAACTACAAAAACACTAGAGAGAACACGTAAGTTTCCTGTACCGGCTTCCTCAATATAGCTATTAGAACCATTGTGATAAAGTTTTAAATCTTGGCCTGTTCCTATCCGAATCTTTTTGTTATCAATTAAGTCTAACTGTGTAACCGTTGTAGCTCCTGCGACGACTGTCGGCAAAGTAACCGTACCTGTAAACGTAGGGGAAGCCTCGTCAGCTTTTGTTTGACTCATGGTTGCAATGTTATTAAACTCTGCTGAAAACTCAGAGCCTTTAATAATCTTAGCAGCGTTACCCGAAGGGAGTGAATCCTTTGCTGCAAAATCAGTATCTGGAGAATAGTCGCTCATTATAGTAGTCGTCCTGTTTTAGCTAGTATGTCAATCTTTTGTATTGAGAAAGCACTGTTATTTATTGTGGAGGTAACACCGATAGTTACTACGTTACCTGAGCCTGTTGTGTTTACCTTGGGAGTGTTTACAGTTTTACCACCAGAGTACTCTGCTGTTGTGTTAAACTCTGCTACGTTGAATTGTGCTATGTTTCCCGCGAGAAAACCAAAAGACTGTTTGGAAAAGTTTTGAGTGTAGTCATAACCCCAGTTAAGAACAGCAGTAGTTGCGGCTCCTCCAATAATTGTTAAGTTAAACTTCTTTAAAAACTTAACAATAGAAGTATCGCCAAAGTCTAAAGGTTGACTAAAGTAACTCATAGCGTAAGTAGCTGTACCGTCAAGAAAACCTCCGTACTTAACAAGACCTGTAGACATACCCATGAAAAACCCATCATTTGCTATGTCCGAAAAAGACAAAGGTATGATGCCTGACCAAGTCGTAGCTCTAAATGACCCATCTTCCAAAGGTGTTCTAACGTCGAAACAGTAAACAGTATTACTAGAAGGAAGAGTCAAAAGATAAAAAGCATTATCAGGGCTGTAAATACTTTTAATAGGAGCGCTTTCAAAACCAACCAGCTCTAACAAATCACTACGTACATTCTTACTCACATCACGCAGAGGTAACGACTTCTCCTGTATAAGCCTTCCTAAGCTCATTAGGCCGCGATTAGATAGGAACAGTATGTCACTACCAGTAGCCTGTACAGAGTCTCTCTCAATGCATCCTACGCCCTCTATGGTGTCCTTTAGGAATATAGCAGAGTCTGCTGAAGCAGGGCCGCCTGTAGAAGATGAACCCGCAGTACCTTGCGCGCCCTCGTAAATCAACATGGAGTGTCTTCCAAAGATGATAAACAGGCCGTTATGTTCTGTTAAAGCAACAATCTCGTCATAGCCTTGAGGCCAGAACTGAGTAATGTTTATAGTAAAGCTACTACCTCCTGACCATTGGGTACCGTTTAATAGACTAGAGACTGAAACAGTGTGTTTGTCTCCTGCCACATCAGCCACCCAAAGACGGCCAAAGGCTGCCAAGACTTCATTACCCGCAGGTGCGTCGGCGATTGCAACAAGAGTAGAACTTCCTGCTACTGACCTGAGAGGTGCGTGTCCTGCTTGAAAGAAGTACACGTCGTTGTTAAAGGACGTTATCTTCCAGTTGTTTGCTGTTATGTTATAACCGTTGGGAAGAGTACAAGCAGCTAGTGTAGTCGTTCCTGTAAATATTTTATTATTACCTGTTGAGAAGACTACAACACCACCATCAAACTTAGTAAACTCAAAAACACCTTCAAGGCCGCGACTACTCCCTAGCACTGCCGCACCGTTGGTAGAAACAGGTTGAAAACCTTCACGAGCGCCAACGCGCCCACGGTTGTCAATTACAGAATTATCAGCAATGGAAGCAAAGTTAGGGGACATCCCTACGGGAGACTCCTCGGTATTAATACCAAAGAAGGCAGGAGCCGCTACTGTTAAATTACGTAATTGTTGGCTCATATACTATACCACACTGTCTCCGTAGGGAAACGTCCTGCATCCATAGCAATAGCATCAGACATAGTAGACTTAGCCATGCTGTACAAGACTGCACTTGAAGTTCCGCCAGTCTCCCCACGTTCTTCAGCAGCCATGGCGTGAGCAAACTGAACAACAGGTAAAAAAGGAATTTCAATTACTTCCGAACCTGTAGTAAAGTCATCACTTCTGTCAACAGTTAAAAAGGTAAGGTCGTATACTTTGTCAGGGATAGGATACACTTGGAAATTCATGCCCCCTGCACTTTCATTATAACCAGTAAAGACATAATTATCTGGAACACTTTGAGCAGCAGGGTTTATAAACTTGTCTTCCTGTAACTCACGTTGAGTACCCATGTTTACAAAACACTTTTCAGTGTTGTTAGTTACTTCTAAAGTTGTGAACATTTGAGAACTGCCAACTAAAGTGTAAGCACGTTGGCCTACTACAGTGGGTATAGTTGTTTCTTTACGCAGGTCTGACCAGTTCCAAGTGTCCTCTACTAATCGTTTAGCATCGTTTACAAACTCACCTATCAGTTTAGAGTACGAGCTGGTGTTGGGAGACGCTACTTCATCCTCTCGCAACCTACGAAGTACTTTATTAATTGCTTCTAAATATGTCATTATACATTCCTATCAAAAGTGCTTGCAAAGGGGTCGTCATCAAAATCATATAATTCTTCTTCGGGTTTTTCTTTAGGCATATCCTGAGTAAGAAGCTCTACTAAGCTAAAGTCTCTATCTTTAAACTTAAACAGCTCACGACCAAAGAGGGCGCTCGTAGTTCTAGTACCTTGATTCATGCCAAAGTCTAAGTCAAAACTAGGTAAGTCTATACTAGGTACGTCTATACTAGGTAAGTCTACACTAGGTACGTCTACACTAGGTACGTCTATGTCTTCGACAAACTCTTTAACAGGCTCGATAACAGCGTCATCTATAGCAGAACCTGCGTCTCTCACCACGTCCTCTATCATTGAACCAGTATCTTCTACTACTTCTTTAACAGGTTCAATAAGAGCATCATCTATAGCAGAACCAGTGTCTGTTACCACGTCTTCTATCATTGAACCAGTGTCTTTTACTACTTCCAAAGCAGGGTCTACAACTGTGTCTCCAACTTTATCAATAACAGCATCTGCTCCATCAACAATAGGTTCTATAGCATCAGCAACATTATCCTTCTGGTCATCAATGAAACTTCCTACATTTCTAATAGTGTCTTCTAGCCAAGCGACATCAAAGTCAACAGGGAAGTCAAAATCAAAAGTAAAGCCTTCGTTAAGATTAAGTTCTAAGTCTCCAAAACTACCGCCTTCCTCTATGTACTTAACAAAACCATCTTCCATTGCTTGTTGAATAGAGCCAGTACTATAATAAGTAGTAGTAGCTTTCTTTAGACCTACTAAGAAATCAGGGTCGCTTGATACTGTTTCAGGGATACCTAAGTCTGTTAATGATGAAGTCAGCCACTCATCTGTAACTACTACACTAGCGAAGGCCATGAGGTCTTGGTCAATAATTGCATTAACAGCACCAATAGTTTCAGCAGGAGTAAGATGACCAATGCCTGTGTCTTCCGTTATGGCACCAGTAGACTTTAAAAGCACAGGAGCAATGGCTTTCCAATCTTCGCTGTTGCCCTCTCCTTTTAAAATATTCAGAGCAGCAGGAGTACCAGAGTAAAGACCGCCAGTTAGCCAGTTTAAACCGACAGTTTTAATAGCACCCTTTAATTCATCTTCTAAACCACCTTCGTACCATTCTTCTTTTTCAGGTATTTCTTGACCTTCCACTGTAGAACTAAAACGAACATTACCTGCATCTAAACGAGCTATCTGTTCACGCCTTTCATTCCACTCGTCAGAACCTTGAGCAAAGCTAGTAGGGCTATCCGTACCATAGTCGGCTTCTAAGTCTAAGCCGTTGTGTCTGGCGTAGTTAATCTCTGTTTGAGTGTATTCTTTATCTTCTAACTCAGGGAACTCAAGTACACGATAGTCTTCGTATATGTTATTACCTGTTCTATACGTGCCGTCTTCTAGTTGACTTATAACCGCACCGTCTTTAACAAGGTTTGAAACAACGGAGCGTTTGTAGCTCTCTTCGTCAATACTTCCGTCAGCTAATAACTTACTTAAATAAGCGTTTCGAGTATCAATGTCTAACGCATAATAAGCTTCGTTAAAAGTTTCTGTGTCGCCTCCAATTAAAGCGTCTAAGCCACTAAAGGTCTGTGTATATTGTTCTTCCTTTTTAGTGTCGTACAGGTCATACACCTTATAACCTAAGTCAGCATCCTCATTATAAAAACTATCTACTGCGTTTTCAAACACACCAAACGCGCCTTCCTTAGACCTGACCCCTTGTAAATCAAAAG